TTCGAGCTCGAATCAACATAGGTACCAATTTTGGTCCCGCTAGTGACTCAACAAGGTGGCTAGGTATCAGAACGAAGATGGCATCTGGCACTTCTTCGAGGAATCCACGAATCATGTAGGTCTTGCCGCTGCCCGGGTCTCCGTATATGATGGCTAGGCGCCCGATGGGGGCTTCCCGTTGGAACTCCGACACTATGAAGTCAAAGCCTTTGAGAACCTCATCCTCGTAGTTATCACGCTCGAGAGCCTCACCGGCGAGCCCAACCTCCATGATTTCAGTACCAGTCGGGCCCTCAGCAAGAGCATAAACCGGCTGTCTCACGTTCTCCGGCAACAAGTATTCTCCCAGAATACCCCCAACAATCTGATAGGACTCTAGACTGAGAGTGCAGATGCTAACCGTTATCTTCTTGTCGAGCCCAACCCGAATCGTAATAGACCCGTTGGCCCATAGGACCCAGGTTTCAGTTTCACCGCGTCCAAATATCGGGCAGTGGGCGAAGTTTGTGGAGCCCCCAACCCCATCAACCAGAGCTTTGACGAACTCCTCAAAAGCGTGTTCTTCTCCGGCATCCTCCAGAACACCCTTGCAGCTTCCCGAGTAGACCGTCTGGCCAGAGGTGATTGCATAATCCAGGAGCATCCTGGCAGTATCGCTGTACCTTTCGAGAGATTCGAGGTTGAATGCATTCCACCATTCTGGTTTCTTGAAAGGTACGGGCCGAGGAGTCTTGAGTTTGGTCGGTTTATTCATAACTTCACGGGGACACTACACCAGATCGCAAAAAAAGACACTGCTAAATGCCGATATCCCTTTCAAATCTAGTGGGTATCGCTACCTGGCCGTCGTAGTCGGTACCGTCAATGAAGTACCACGTGTGCTCTTGCTTGCAGGTATAAGCCCGTACCTTTTCAATCAATCTTCGCTCTTCCGCTGCCTTGTCTCTGGCGCCAAGTTCCCCGCACTTCGGGCACTTGTACTCAGCCCTTGCGACCCCATCCAAATCAACTGGATTAAACTGCTCTTCTACTTTACAGTACTCGGTTTCCTCCCAAGTAGGACCCAATTTCATTGGATTCAAGCTTGCCACTTGAGTCAGCCGTACAGTAAAATGCTCTGAATCTAGGCTTGTGACGGTCACCAAGTAGGGTGGTTTAGCTCGTTTTCTAAGAAAAGTACCTGGGATTAACCAAGGCGGAGCAACCTGAACTCTTGTTGGAACAAGCGGGGTGTTATTGCTATTGGGTCGATGTTCGACGATGGAGCTAGCGGGTCTCCAGTGGCGAGCGAAGTCATTGACAGAGAAAGTGACTGGGCTTACCTCGTCTTCGAGGGTAGCCCTCATGGAGTAGGTTTCTGGGCTGAATGAGAGAATAATGTAAGTCCGTTGATCGTGGTTTTGAACAATCCTAGAGCCAACGGCGAACCAAGATGGCATGGGTGGCGGAGCTGGCCGGTATAACTCTAAGACTTCCAGAGGAGTGAAGACTCGTACGGTAGTTCCAAGTTGCATGGGAGTTGTGTCCCAACGCTCAACGTCTCTAATATGAATCCCGCGATCAGTCACCCCAGTAATGACTCCTCCTGGGCCTTCTCCCAACGGTTGGAGCCTGACCCCGGTTTGAAGCCAACGATTGCTTACCGGATCAGTAGGTTGGATTGGAACTAACTCTGGGGTAACAGGAAGTACCCCAACGAACTCAGGTTGACCCCCAAGAATATGAGTAACCCCTGAAGGAATACCCCACTGTAAAAAGGGCTCTGCTTCTGAACTTGGCATCCAATCTCGAGCTAATATGCTGGTATCTACGGTAAATACAACCCCACTAGAGTTAAGATGCACTTCTTCATCCCTGATGTAAACGATGATCGCAACAGAATCCCTGCTGATTATGTTCCCTTCGGCGGGCCTCGGGTAGATAGCCTGCCCTAGTGTTGCCCAAATTGGTGGTGGCATCTACTTGACCATATTAAAGGCAATGCGTTCAAACCTAGTAGGGTTCTCTGGGTGTTCGTACTTAGCTCGCTGCTCAAGATCTTCGATACTCGGAAGATTCACTATGATAGGGGCTCGATACTCCAGGATCCCATGAATAATTACGGTTGGTGGGGCCTGAAGATAGTGGTTACCTACGTCCCAGGGTTTGTTGTACCACTCAAGTGGGCCGAATTTCCTGAAGGTTTTCCCCCACTTACCATCCATATAACACTCGACTTGTTCTCGATTGACGAAATCTTGTAATTCCTCTAGAGTATTAGCCCAGCAAACGAAACTCAATTCCTCAACGTGTGCAGATCTCATATCGTTCAGATTAAGGATCCACGACAGTGTTTCTTGAACTCCCGGTAGGTACAGACCGGACATTATAGAGCTCCAATGGCTGAATTAACTCGCTTTGACCACAACATCGACATCATTGAGCCTGCGGAAGGCCCCATAGTTTCAAGATTCGAACGACTCGACCGGGAGGTGGAGCTTGTTGACCATAAGATCATGCAAGGATTTACACTGGAAGCCTTGGCGGAGAACGGAAGAATCAACGTATCCCTAAAACCGAACGGCCCATCTGGGAAGTATCCTTCGCTCGAGATAGGTTTGATCTCGCTCGGGGAGTTCCTTGATGGTTCCCCTCTAGAGGACGTAGAAGGGGAGGCTCCCGGGATTGAACCTGTTGACCAGGAGCTACTCAAAGGTTCCTCCTTGACCGTCATGGGGCTAGGGCAGAGGCTTATAGCTGTTTGGAGACGTTCATTACCAGAAAGAACGTTCGATCACAAGGGGAAGACTCATCGGGTTCATCGAACGGGTACCCGTACAGCCACCTCTGTTGTTGCGGTTAGAGTCCTTGGGGTGGCCAGAGAAGCCTTGACAATGGAAGAAAAGGTTTCTGAGGGGACTATCTTCAACTCATAGGGGGTACCACTCGTCCTCTAAGATCCGTGTGAATCTAATGGGTCGTGGCCCGTCATATACAGGTTCTGGAGTGGGCTGTTGGAAACCTCTGATGGGTCGATCAATGAAGGGCTGATCAACAGCTGCATCTAGAGCATCAAATATACGCTGATCTTCAGATTCTTGAATGGATTGTCGAGCACGATCAACTAGATCGAACCGTCTACTCCTAATGTCTCCAATGTTTATGGATGGGTTTTCTTGGAGCTCGAAGGTGGGCATCGAAACTCTTCGCACAGCTTCAGGGTTGAAAACTCCGATCCCAATCTCTTCGCGTATGGTAAACCCAAGACTGAGTGAGGAGGGTTCATCGCCGGGTATGACAGTCATCTCGGTTCGAACTGGGTAGCGGGAGACTGTTACCGCTGTTCTATCTGATCCGCTGCCTGGATCAATTCCTAGAAGAATCCTAGGAGGGGGATCCTCCAGTAGTGAGGTTTCCTCACTAATCAATCCAATTGGATTGTTCGAGTTGGGTACTATCAAGCCGGTGGCAGGATCGATACCGACGGGTGTTCCAGGTATGAAGTGAGCTGCATCATCGATTATAGCTGCATGCTGGGTGCGACCACGTACCCGATACCTACCATTCTCATCCGGGGTTATCCTACTCACCTGTAGAGGGAACCATATGTTAGGAGGGATCTGAAAAGACCCACATCGAACTATCTCTCTAACTCTTGGATCACTAGGGCCAACCCCAAGGAATGAGACCTTGATTACAATGATTGGTCGATCTGTTAGTTCAGTAACCACCATATTTGCAAAAGACTGGTCATTGCGAATGAGACTAACGTCCTCGCTATACCGAGAACGAATCCCTTGTCTGTGAGATGGATATTCAATCTGCCACGTTGGCATGAATCACCTCTTACACCGGTGTAGAGGTGATTCATGCCTAGGACAAAAGACCCCTGGAAGGCCCCCAAGGACGAGAGTTGGATCGCTGTAGATAAGAAGATAATCCCAATCCCTTCTGGGAAGGTTTTTGGGGGTTCTGATTGGATAAGTAGAGAATTACCAGAGAATCCAACACCCTATGATATGCCAGTGTTCGTTATCCACAGGATACGAGTGACAGCTAAGGGGGTAAAGTATGTTGATCTCCACTTAGAGACGGACATCAAGGTCGAAGCCTCTAGGTGGTCTGGAGATATACGGGACAAGTGGCGCCCTGCTCCGAAACCAAAGGTTGAACGTCGGAAGAGGGAAAAGCCTGATCAGATCCCTCCAACTAGATTTGAACGTGAGGACGTGATCTAAAGTAGTTGGGCGGCTACAACACAACCTTCTTCTTCGTTGAGATCAGCTTGAGATTTCTTCAATCCACCAACGAAGCCAAAGAGGCCTAGTACTTCTTCAACCGCTGCAGGGTGTGGGAACTTGCCTTGAGCAGGGACAGACATTGAGAAGTGACGGTAAATCTCCCCATTAGGGACTTTCGTTAGCGAGAAGACCATCCTGTACTCACCGAGTCGCAGAACGTGACCAGGGTCATATCCTGGTACCTTGGCTCCGGGCCCAGGTACGTAGAGGTTCTCGGGACGGCTTGCATACTCGACTACTCTAGCGGCTCCCGCTCTGGCCACATCATCAATGATCAATACACGGAGGGTCATTCAGATCACCTCATCCCACAGTATTCTATGGAACCTTGTTGCTGTTTCTGGATGGAGTATCGCCCAAACGTCCTTGACGATTACCAGTGATTGAGACTTACCAACCACAACATTGAGCTCTCCACGATTGACTAAGTCAATCGTGATCTCAGCTCCATGAAGTATGAAGCTCGGGGTGTCCTTTGCGTAACTGAGTAGTAAGAGCACTTCCTCGTAATCAAGGGCGTTGACTCCAATCTCAGTTAGGTTTTGAGTGGCTTTGGCAAGTGCGAGTATGACCTTGAGGGTGGCCTCACCAGGACGGGCCTCTTTGACTGCTACTTTCTTCGCTTCAGTTTCAGTCATCATCGTCCAGGATTCTCTGGAATCGAGTCCTCGGTTCGGCGGGTGGTTCTGAGGGGAGCCACCGGTCGCAGAAGGACTTGGCAACACATTTCAGAGTAGGCCCGTAATCCCGCCACAATCGATACTCTACCACAGGAAAACCCTCTGGTGACTCTAAAGCAAGAATAGTTGCGTAGTCATCGCCCTCTTTGACCCAAGTGCCCGCTTGAACCCAGGCTGGCGGGTCAAACTTGACTTGAGGATCCTTGTCGTAGATTGGGAGGGCCCCATCTGGTAATTGCTCGACCATGAAGGTTCTCCGGGCTATTG